GTCGTTGAGGATAAAGTAGAAGCACAAGTAGAAAGTGCTGATCTATCTCATGAGTCCTATGAACTGCCACCTATGGTTGCACCTAAAATTCAAGAAGAAGTAGCAGACTTATCACATGAGCCTTATGCGCTTCCTGATATTGCGACAATAGACGCAGAGCCTTATGATCTTCCTGAAATACTTCCTGTACTTCTAGAAGAAGACTTACCTCCTCTGGAGTCATAATGGCCACACCCGAAAAGAAAGTAAAGACGAAAGTCTGTGCGATACTTAAAAAACTAGGGGCGTATTATTTCTACGCCTCTACGGGTGGGTATGGCAGTAGTGGTGTTCCCGATATTATTGCATGCTATAAGGGAAAGTTTTTTGGTATTGAGTGTAAGGCCAATGGTGGAAAGCCAACGGCCTTACAACAAAAACATTTGCGTGACATTTCGATTAACGGTGGAACGGCTCTTCTTATTGACGAGACAAATGTGGATATGCTAGAGTATTATGTCACAGGCAAACAAACATTTAATTATGAAGAAAGATAACGTAAATCGGCCGGTACATTACACTCAAGGTAAAGTCGAGTGTATTGATGCCATTGAGTCGGCAACCATGGGGCTTGTTGGAATCGTCGCTGTCTGTGTCGCTAACGTAATTAAATATGTGTGGCGATTTGCACTGAAGAATGGTGTCGAAGATTTAGACAAAGCAGATTATTATTTACAAAAACTAAGAAAGAAAGTGAGAGATCAAAATGAGTAAAGACCTTTTCGCAAGAACAAAAAGTTTATTACAAGATCACATAAGACTACTTAATGAACATAAGATAGGCGATTCACACGCGGAAGACGCCCAAATAATAGTTGACGAAATTAGTCTACTATTACAAACAGAGGAACTCAAACAAATTGAACAAAGCATTGATGACGCAGAACGTTTAAAGCTCTCAGAAGAGATAGCTAACGAGATTATTCATGGGAAGTATTGCGTTGGCGGTGCATGTGACGACTAAACAGTTTATAATACTTGATGAAGACCTTGAGCCTTTACGAGTATTTAATACAAAAGTTGACGCAGAGTGGTTTGTAAAAGATAAACCCGACTGTTCAATAAAAACAACCCTAACAGAAATACCATCAAACATAATGAGCCATGATGAATTCACGGCCAAGTTTGGTGAACCCCCATTTTAAGAAAGGAAACAAATGCCTAGAACTCATTACAGTAGAACACAAGAAGAAGAATTTTTAGCGCGAGCTAAACGTTTTATGAAAGAAAACCCCGATACAAATAGAACAAGGATAGCTATGTATGCGGGAGTTGGAATAGCAGTGTTGGAAAGATTAGAAGAAGAAGGTAGAATACAATTGCCTCCCGTCTTGACCAAAACACAAAAACGTATGGGAGTTAATTGGAATAAATATTTAGGGAATCTAAGTGGCAGATGAAGCAGACATAGCGAATGATGAGGTTGAGCGTCAATTAAAAGTGACCATGCAGTCAATCAATACCAACGTACCTGAGAATGATTCAGGTAAATGTATATGGTGTGACGCCCCCATCAAAGAAAAAGACGCTCGCCGTTGGTGTTCCGTTGAATGTCGTAATGAACATGAACTTTATGCTAATAAACTATGACCACGAAGTCCCCTTGTAAGAACGTATGTAGATACGAAGAATTTGAAGATGAGCCTATGTGTATTGCTTGTGGTAGAAGTTATGATGACCTAGACAGATGGCTTTATGCATCAGATGATGAAAAGAAAAATATGAATCACCGAGCAAAAGAAAGGTTAAAGCGATACAAACATGGTAGTTAAAGTAGGAAAAGCAGTTTGTCACAAGTGCAAACAGGATGCAAAATTTTATTGCCGAGGCAAATGGTACTGTGCTTATACCACCGAGATGGGTAACTTTAATTTAGTAGGTTATTGCAAGAAAGAAGAGGATAAAAGTGCAAAATGAAACAGATAGTAACACTCGACTTTGAGACGTTCTACGATAAAGGATTTAGTCTTTCAAAGCTAACAACAGAAGAATATATACAAGATCCACAGTTTCAAGTCATTGGCTACGCAGTCAAGATTGATGGCGGTTCTACGAAATGGTATACAGGGTCATACGAAGAATTACATGATGAACTTCTCAAAATAGACTGGGATAATTCAATGTTGCTTTGTCATAATACTTTGTTTGACGGAGCAATTCTTAGTTGGACATTTGGTCTACAACCCTTCGCATACTTAGATACTTTATGTATGGCTCGTGCTCTACACGGTGTCAGTGCGGGCGGGTCTCTCAAAGCATTAGCAGAAAGATATAGCTTAGGCCAAAAAGGCACGGAAGTATTAGACGCACTAGGTAAAAGACTAGAAGATTTCAAACCTCATGAACTACATCAATATGGTGAGTATTGTAAGAATGACGTAGAACTTACACACAAACTATTCCAAGAGTTATCTAAAACCTTTCCCGTAGAAGAATTAAAACTGATAGATATTACACTGCGCATGTATACAAATCCTACTTTGAAAGTTGATGATGGACTTTTAGTATCAAGGCTCGAGGAAGTCACAGAAGAAAAGCAAAAACTATTAAAAGGTTTAATGCACAGATTAAAATGTGAAGATGAAGAATGTGTCCGTAAAAAGTTAGCAAGTAATAAACAGTTTGCAGAGTTGCTAACAGAGTTAGGCATTAATGTGCCTATAAAAACATCACCAACCACAGGCAAAGACACATACGCATTAGCTAAAAACGATGTAGGATTCCAAAGATTATGTGAACATGAAGACTCTTTTATACAAGAATTATGCTCAGTCAGATTAGGTACTAAGTCTACAATGGAAGAGGCAAGAATAGAGAGATTCTTAGACATTGGTGCTCGTAACAAGGGCCTTCTACCAATCCCACTTAAATACTATGGTGCTCATACAGGACGGTGGTCAGGTATAGATAAAGTAAACTTTCAAAACTTACCTAGTCGAGATGTCAAAAAGAAAGCATTAAAGAATGCAATCCTACCTCCCGAAGGGCATGTGATATTAAACATCGACTCATCACAGATTGAAGCAAGGATACTCGTGTGGCTAGCTGGTCAAGAAGATATAATTAAACAATATAGAGAAGGCCAAGATGTTTATTCTAACTTTGCAGGAATAGTTTATGGTAGACACATTGACAAACGTAATAAGAAAGAAAGGTTTATTGGTAAGACTTGTATACTAGGTTTAGGCTATGGTACAGGGTGGCAAAAACTACAACACACATTAAAAACTCAACCTCCTGGAGCAGACTTACCTGACCATGAATGTCAACGTTTAGTTAAAAGGTATCGTGAGATTAATTATAAAGTTATGGATTTATGGCGAAGATGTGATAGAGCATTAGAATATCTATGTAATTGGGAACAGCTTATGACTCAAGGAGACGGTAAACCTTATTATCTAGATATTCATAATATTATAAAAGTTACACCAAGAGGTTTAGAGTTACCGAACGGACTACATATTCAATACCCACAGCTCAGATGGGATACATCAGAAGTACAAAGTAAATTCTTATATAAAAACAGATATGGTGAAACATCTATATGGGGTGGTTCAGTAGTAGAAAATGTAGTCCAAGCATTAGCTAGAATTATCATAGGTGAACAGATGGTTCGTATTAATAAAAGATATAAACCTGTGCTAACTGTTCATGACGCAGTTGTTTGCGTGGCTGCCGAGTCAGAAAAAGATGAAGCATTAAAATTTATAATGGACGAAATGTCCAAAGCACCTGAGTGGGCACCTGACCTACCCATTGCCTGTGAGGGGGGCTATGCTACAAACTATGGGGATTGTTAATGGACTATAAGTTACTTAATTTAAAGATTGACACAAACGACATCGCTGAACGAGTTTATAATCTTACGAACAAATGGATTAGTCGGTCTCAAGAGTATCCGTTCTTTACTCTCGGGCGCAGTGCCTATCTTGATGGTAAGACTCCTGAGTACATAAAAGATATTCGCTATGAAAATAGTGTTATTCTTGGTGAATTTGGAGATTTAATTGAATACACATTACAAACTTTAGAAGAATATTTTTATGAACCTATCAATCTTTCTTGGGATTTACGATGCCCGGGCTTTCATATTTTTCCAAGCGACCCTGTGTTTATAGTAAAAGATATTGCTGGAAATTGGCACAAAGATTTACCTCATGAAACATTATTTCTTGGTTCAGAAGACCCATATACATTTACTATACCCATTGAACAACCAGCATCTGGAGCGGGTATAGATTACTTAGATAAATATTGCCGAATGCAACACATTCCTTATGAAAAAGGGCGCATGATTTTGCATGACGGCACGGCGTTTCACAGAATAGCAGGGCTTAAAGAATATGTACCTAATGAATATAGAATTACTATGCAAGGACATTTAATAAGACGCAAAGGAAGATTGGAGGCTTTTTGGTAATGTCTCACGAAGCAGGAAAAGGTAGTAAACAAAGACCAACAAATAACAAGGCATATAACGACGGGTATGATAGAATATTTGGAATACGGTGTAAGCATTGTAGGTATAAACAGCAAAAAACAGAGAGTCAGCCTGTTCTTTGTGAGTCTTGTGGGAAAGAACTATGATGGAATTTGTGTTAATAATTAGTTTAGTAGGTGATTTGGGTCCCGATGAAAAATTTGGAGGTACGTTTGAAAACTGCACTCAAGCAAACATACACTACATTAAAAATTACAGGGGTAAAAAAGAATACAACGGCTATAGATGTATTCGCAAAGATTTAATTACAGAAAAAGAAGAACTAAAATTTTTAGGAAAGGGACATGATTGAATATCTTTTTGTTTTGGTTGTTGAGTCAGCTTATGAGGATAACCATAGAGTTTATATTGGGCATTTCCAAGACTGCTACACGGCTAATGAATTTGCAGAAGATTACCTCCCTGATTTTAGGTCTATTTGCCTACACGAAAACTTTATGAATATACCAAAAAAATTAAAAGACAAAATT